GTCTGCAAACAAATTAATCATACAAAAATAAAATCCTTCACACGCACGCGCTTATTTATGCCACACTGTGGCAATTATGCAACACTGTGGCAATTATGCAACACTGTGGCAATTATGTCACACCTTAAACAATACCCGACTAATCCGCTTGCTGTGACACCCTGTTATGTAAGCTATTGATATTGCTGGATATGAATAGTCCATAATACACATTATGCGACATGGCGATTCTAAACAATGCCGTAACCCCTTGATATGATTGTGTATGGCCTTGGAGGGGTGGTGTGGGCCTGTCCGACCAATGGGGGTGGCTGGCCAGCCGATTGCCGCCGTTCGGGGAAAACCACCGGAGAGAGGGACGGGGTGATAAATATTAATCTCCTCTTTCCCAATTTTCTGGAATTTGAGCTTTTTGGACATGGTGAGTTGTGCTAGGGTATGTTCGCCGTTTTGCGGGGGATTTTGAGATGGGTATTGTGGACCGGATAATTGAAATTCTCTGGAGGGAGATGGGGGTTAAGGCGGCAGAGGACAGTTCGTTTATTGATTTGGGTTTGGACAGTTTGGACATGATCGTTATTTTGCTTTCGGTCGAGGATGGGTTTGGGGTTTTGATATCGAGGGATGCTGCGGTATCTTGTGATACGGTTGGAGATTTAGCGCGAGCTGTGGAGGGAATGGATGTATAAATTTTTCATGTGTTTGGGGTTGTTGGCGTTGTTGGGCTGTTCGAATTTGAGTGATCCGACGACGGCGATTGTTTCGGCTGAGACGGCGTATGCGGCGGCGGTGAGTGCCGAGATTGTGTACGTGAGTTCCGGGAAGGCGGATTTGGCGGTTGTCCGGCAGATTGAGAACTACCGTGTTGCGGCGCACAATATTTTGGAACCGATGGCGATTGAGGCTGGTTCGGGAAATCCTCCATCGAGTGACGCGATTGCGGCGGCACAGACTGCGGTGAATGTTTTGACGGGCTACATGACTTCCAAGGGCATTGGAGTGAAATGATGGATATTTCCGTAGTTTTATCTTTGTTGCAGGCGATTGTGGCATTGGTCCCGGAGATTGAGCAGGTTATTCCGATTGTGGAGGCCATTGTTGACGGGAAGGTTGTCACGGCGGCGCAGGCGGCTCAGTTGTGGTCGGTGATTGCGCAGCTTGAGGCGATGAACGCTTCGAAGGTGGCGGCAGTTGAAGCGGGGAGCTGAGTTTGCCAATTCCTCGTATTTGAGGAAGGCGGACTACGATCCCGAGACCATGGTGATGTCTGTGACGTTCAACGACGGGACCACGGTTGACTATTCCGGTGTTCCGCTTCAAACTTTCGCGAGTTTGGAGCGGGCTCCTTCGGCGGGACAGTTTTTCCACCGTCATGTCAAGGGGCGGTACAATGTTGCTGGGTAGGTTGGTGTTTTTGTCGGCCCTGTGGGTTTTATCGATGGCGGCAATTGTCGTTTTGAATTTCCTCATTGTGCGATGAGCGTTCTTGTCCTTGACGATCGGGAAGCCACGATAGTCAAGCTCGTCAAGAACCGGCAGCTTGCCCATAGGGTGCTGTTTGCGGATCGGCACAAAAGTCCCACCCCTCATTTTCATGCCGAAATCATTGACAGGTTTCACTCCGCCGAAGCGATGGTATGCGAAATAGCCTTCCGGGGTTCGGCAAAATCGACGATCGCCGAGGAGGGAATAACCTTCATGGCCTGCGTCCGGGAGTTTCAGCATTGCCTGATAACCGGGTCAAGCCTTCCGAAAGCCTGCGAACGCCTTCACTCGATCCGCCGCCAGTTCGAGAAGAACGAAATGATTCTGGAACTGTTCGGCGACCTGCGCGGACGGCCATGGGGCGACGAAATGATTGAACTGTCCACCGGAATAACCATCCAGGCCATGGGCAGGGGACAGGCTCTCAGAGGGACCAAGAGCGAGGTTGTAAGACCGGACTTCATGCTGTGCGACGATATCGAGGACAAGCTTTCGATGGGAACTTCTGAAGGAACGGAAAAAATCCAAAGTTGGTTTTTTACCGAACTGCTTCCCGCCGGAGACGAGGAAGGGTCATTGCGCGTTCGGATGCTGTGCAATGACATGGGGGTCAATTGCCTCGGAAACAAGCTGGCCGCTTCAGCCGATTCGGGCTTCGTCGTCCACCGATACCCATGGGTCTACAAGGACGAGAACGGAAAGGAACGCCCGACGTGGCCTGATCGCTTTCCGCTCGAAGTCATCGAGCGCAAGCGGCGGCAGTTCTTCGCCTTGGGGCGTCATGCCGACTACAATCAGGAATACATGTGTCATTCCGAAACGCCGGAAGACAAACCCTTTAAACGCGAAATGATCCGCGTAGAGCCGCAAGTCAGAACCTGGCAGGCGGCCTATGCCTGCTTCGATCCGGCCCGGACCATCAACCAAGGGGCTTGCGATACCGGGTACGCCTGCTGGTCGTGGATCGCCAACCGTCTGGTGGTTTGGGAAGCCTGGGGCAAGAAAATGCTTCCCGACGAAATTATCTCTTCGATCTTCGATTGCGACCATAACTGGCACCCGGTTCATGTGGGAGTCGACGAGGTGGGTCTGAACGAGTTCATGCTTCAGCCGGTACGCCAGGAAGGCGTCAAACGAGGCATTACGATACCTCTGAAGCCACTGCATCCCCCTAAGTCGAAGACTGAAAGAATACGGGCTCTACAGCCTTTCGCCAACGCTCGGGAACTGATCTTCGCCCAACCGTTGCCGCAATTGGAGCAACAGCTTCTGGCCTTCCCTTTGGGAAAAAGGGACGTGCTGGACGCCCTGGCCTACGCCCTGATCATGAGACCGGGCGCGCCGATGTATGAGGACTTCAGCCCTCAGAACGTCATGGAAACCATGAGCGTCACCGCGCAGACATCACCCTTCCTGTGCCTGAACGCCACCCACATCCTGACCGTAGGCGTGCTCGTCCAGGTGACGAACGGAAACATGCGCGTCATCGCCGATTGGGTCAGGGAAGGCGAGCCATCAGGTGTCGCGGCGGATATCGTGTCCCTGGCCAACCTGGAAGCGCAACGACAGGTCAAAGTCGTCCTCCCCGTCAAGCATTACGACAAGTACAACAACCCTGGCCTCCTGCAAGCCGTGAAAAAGCTTCAGATGGATATCCGCAAGGGAACGCCGGAAACCGTCGGGCGCGAGGTCATCAGGGGATATCTCAAACGTATCTCCCATGGCTTCCCGGCTATCCTGGTATCCTCTCAGGCATCCTGGACGCTCAACGCCTTCTCTGGAGGATATTGCCGGGCCTTCGTCAAATCAACCGGCACCCTATGCGATTTTGCCGAGGAGGGATCATATCGATTGCTCATGGAGGGGCTGGAAAGCTTCGCCGGGCTTTTGTCGGTAGGCTCGCCAGATGAGGAAAATCATGTTACCAATTACGCCTACACCAACGATGGGCGGAAGTATCTGTCCGCCCGGAAGGTCTGATCATGCGGAAAGAGCGCGACGCCGAACTGTCAAAGAAAGCCTCCATTCGTGAGGACCTTCTGGAAACCTTCAAGGGAGTGGACAAAGGCTTTGCCAACCAGCGAGGCCGTACCGACGATAACCTGGACTTCTGGGATGCCTTCAATTGCGTCCTCGGGGACCGGCAGTTCTACAACGGAAACTCGAAAATCTACGTGCCAATCATCCGCGATGCCATTCGTGCTCGCGCCACCCGCTTTGTCAATCAAATCTTCCCAAAGGCCGGCCGCCACGTCGAAGTCATCACCGCAGAACAGGATCATCCCAACGCCCTCGTCGCCCTGATCGAACACTACATCGACGCGGCCAAGCTCCGCACGCAGTTGCTTCCGCCCTTGCTGGTCTCGGGAGATGTCGAAGGCCAGTATTCCATCTACGTCGACTGGAACAAAATCACCCGCCACTTGGTGACAAGGGAAACCAAGCCAATCGAAGTCGAAGGCATCGAGTTCCCCGAGCTCGGGGAGGTCGAAACAATTTACGAAGAGGAAATCAAGGACGAGGGACCGGATATCGAAATCATCGCCGATTCCGATTTGCTCGTGCTCCCGGTCACGGCAAAAAGCATCGATCATGCCTTGGAAGAAGGCGGCTCGGTGACGATCGTCCGCCGATGGTCGAAAGAAATGGTCAAGAAGAAAATCAAGAACGGGGACTTCGTGAAAGCCGAAGGAGAGGCCATTCTTGAAGCGATGAGCGGAAACCAGCAGGGACCATCCCGCGTCAACATTCAAAAGGAACTGGCCTCGGCGGCCGGCATCAAAACCGGAGACGGCGGAAAATTCGTCGCCGGGTTCGAAACCTGGAGAAAACTTGAGGTCAACGGTGAACGCCGTATCTGCCGGGCCTACTACGGCGGCGACGACATCATTCTGGGATGCAAGCTCAACCCCTATTGGTGCGACCGCGTTCCGGTCATTTCCGGCCCGGTTTCCAAAACGCCGGGCGTCTTCAAAGGAATGTCCCTTATCAAGCCGGGCGTTATCGATTTGCAGATTGCCGCCAACGACGCCATCAACGAGGGAATGGATAGCGCTGCCTAC